CTGGTGGAAATGGTCGAGCTGTTCGATGAAGAGACGGCGTTATTAAAAGAACGGGATAGGGAACGGAATGCAGGTAACAGACGAACTGCGGGTGCTGGTTGAAGCCGAGGTCGCCCGCGCTATCGAAAACTTTAAGAAGCTCGGCGAAAGCGTTGACGGCGCGGAAGAAAAAACGCAGACGCTAGGCGACGCGCTTGATTCCATTTCCAAGAAAAGCATGATCATGTCAGGCGTTATCGCAGGGGCCGGCGTCGCCGCGATCAAGTTCGCCGGAGAAAACGAAAAGCTCAAAGCCTCGCTGAAAAACATGCTCGGCTCCGCGGAGGAAGCGTCTGCCGTATTCGAGGACTGGCGGCGGCTTGGGACTTCGCCCGGCCTTTCCGTTGACGAAGTTTTCACGCTCGGCCGTGCGATGGTGAACATGGGGCACGATACCGCGTACGCCACCCAGACCATACAAATGCTCGGCGATATCGCCGCAGGGACAGGCAACTCATTCGGCACTATATCGGGAAGTTTTGAGCGCGTACGCGCCACGGGGAAACTTACCACGCGCGATTTGTCTAATCTTCAACAGCAGGGAATCCCCGTTCTCAAACAACTGGCGAAGGAACTGAACACGTCTGAGGACGGAGTGCGCCGACTTGCTAACGAGGGCAAGCTCGGCTTCGGCGATTTGGAGAAGGCGCTCAAGGGCATGACTTCCCCGGGAGGGCAGTTCGCCGGAATGATGGACGAGCTGTCAGGCACAACGCTTGAAAAATTTAATACCGCAATGGACGACGCAAAACAGGCGCTTGCCTCTTTCGGCGAAATTATGCTGCCGATGGCAACGGAACTGCTGGACGGCGCAAGCTCGATCCTGCGCGGCATCTCCGACATGGACGAGGGCACAAAACGTTTCGTTCTCGGCATGGGCGGAGTGGTTGCTGTTTCGGGTCCGGTAATCGCGGCGGTAAGAGCGATGCAGGCAGCTATGACCGCCGCAATGGCGAATCCGTATATGCTTGCGATTGGCGGAGTCATCGCGGCTGCCGGGATAGTAGCCGGCATTGTTAACAAACAGGCAAACGCGTATCAAGATTTGAATACTGAGATTCATAAGACAAAGAACGAGGCCAACAGCTTGCTGCGTTCTTATGCCGACGGTAACGATGCAAAAATTTTAGATAAGCAGACAACCGAAGAGCTTATCAGATTATATCCAAGTTTGGCCGGAGAAATCACCGCATATTCTACAACTGTTGAAGAGGCGGCAGAAGCTGTAAAGCTCCTCACGGAAGCAGAGGTTATAAATGCCGCCGAAAAGCAAATAAAAAAATTAAGAGAACAAGCGGATGCCGCAGAAGACGCGGCGGAAGCTTATGAAAAATATTCCGCCAAGGTAATCGAAAATATCGAAGTCGCTGAAAGAACAGGAGATGCAGCCGCGGCCAAGGCTTTCAAAGAGTCTGTTGAAACATACAAATACGGCTGGGACGAAAAAGCAAAAAAAGCTGAAGCTACCAGAAGAAAAATAAATGCGGAACTGGCGAAGATAGGCAAAGAGCTTGGAGAAAATTTCGCTATTATCGACCTTCCAGTAACCCTGTCGGTCGATCCTGAAAGCTTTGCCGACTCTTCCGATATCGCTGAAGCTAAGAAAACATGGCAGGAGTGGTACGGCGAAATTACAAAGATCGACCCCGATCAGTTCGGCGGCTCGGGAGCTAGGGCGGCGGAACTGTACCTCGCCGAGTTCAGCCGATCCTTCGAGGCAGGCAAAACAGTATTCGCCGAGCTGGGCGAAGATTTAGATATCGCTGGAATACTCCAAAGCCAGCAGGCGGAAATCCAGAAAGCATTAGTAGAGATGTTTTCGATCAACCCTGACGAAATAGACGCGCAGTTTACCGCAATTGACGAATCAATAAAACCGCTCATCGAGGAATACAAGCGGCTCGGCGAAGCGGCCAAAGATGCCGCAGGTCAAAAGGAAGCGGAACAAACAATTGAAAGCCTGCGCAAAAAAATTGACGACTTCGGCAAATCTGAAAGCCTGCTTGCGTACGAAGCGGCCCTTGCGAACAGGGCTATGTCAGAACAAGCCGATGAAATTAAAAATCTTATGGACGAATACAGCAGGACGGAAATTCTCGCCGAGTACAACCGCCAGATAGACGAGATCGGCAAATCTCAGAATGAACTGGCGGTAGCGGCGTATGCGGCAGCCGGCGCGACAGTTGCGGAAATAGCGGCTTTTAAGGCAACGCTTGACCTGCGCGACGAATTGCTTCAAGCGGAAAAACTCAAGGAAACGCTTGAAGGCATAAAGGATTCTCTTGTTAACCTTGGAGCCAATGCCGCTTTAGGCGGCATTGAGGAACTTGGCAAGGCGCTGGGGCAGGGAGCGGACGCCGGTGATGCAATGCGCAGCGCCCTTGCTTCCATGAGTCTGGAAATTCTTAACGCTCTGCCGAACCTGTTCTTGCAGGCAGGATTGCAGTTAATCGCGCAGGGCCAGTGGGCGCTTGGGCTGGGCTTTGTCGCCGCGGCCGGATCGACGGCGCTGATTAAAGGCTATGTCGGCGGCAGGGTTGAGGCGGAACAATCCGCAGCGCAGGCGAACGCTCACGGAAATGTTTTTGACGCGTCAGGCATTCAAACTTTTGCGTACGGCGGAACGTTCACAAATCAGATCGTACAAAGTCCGACTCTCTTTAAATTCGCAAAGGGAACCGGCCTCATGGGCGAAGCCGGGCCGGAAGCGATCATGCCGCTGACGCGGATGCCGGACGGAAACCTCGGCGTTCAAACGGACGGCGGCGGCGCTCGGGTAACGGTCAACATAATTAATAATTCAGGGGCCGAGGTACGGCAGGAAGAGCATGAAGACTCCAACGGCGGCAAACAAATTGACGTGATTGTCGGGGAAATGGTTAACCGGCACATCGCGTCCGGCAAAGCCGACCGCGCTTTAAGCGGCCGTTATAATTTGAGAGCGCAGGGAGTTTAAATGGCGAATATCACATGGCCTGAATTACTGCCGTCTACTTTGCTTATTAACGGCCTTTCAAAACAGCCGCAGACCAGCGTCATCCGCACGTCAATGGATGCCGGGCCGAAAAAAGCGCGGCGGCGGTATACAGCGAGGGCGGTAAAGTTTTCAGGCAGGATGATTTTCGAACCTGCGGAACTTGCCGTCTTTGAACAGTTCTTTCACACCGTTCTCGCCGACGGTGTCCTGCGTTTTAACTTTACCGATCCGACTACGCTTGAAGCGGCAGAATTCCGTTTCGCCGCCGATTACTCCGTAAGCGCGGTTGAAGGTTTGTTCGAGGTCTCCATGGAGCTGGAGCGCCTATGAGCCGGATTTCTCCTGACGCAACCGCGGCCGTTTCCGCTCCAGAAACCGAGCAGGTATTTCTCCACCTGCTGACTATCGAGACGTCAGGCGGCGCGGTTTTGCGGTTCGTGGATAACAATCAGAACATCACGTCACGGGGCAATGAATTTACAGCCGCCGGGTTTACGCTCATCCTTCCTGAACAAACCGACAACGCGCCGAGGCCGTGCNGNCTGGCCATNGACAATACCGACTTGGCGATTTTCCAAACGATCAAGCAGGCGGCCGGGCAGGAAGTNACCGTNACNGTCTGCGTCATCATGGCTTCCAAGCCGGACGCGTACGAGCGCGGCCCTCTTAAATACCGCCTGCGCAACGTGAAGGCGACCAAAGAAACTATCGAGGGCGAGGTGTACGATTTTTATTTGACCGACAGAAAGTTTCCAAAAGACACCTACGCGCCTGAAGATTTTGAGGGGTTATTTTTCTAATGTACGAATGGGTGAAAAATTATATCGGGATTCCTTTTGTTTCAAACGGCAGGGTTAAAGAAGGCTGCGACTGCTACGGCCTTGTGCGCCTTGTACTGCGCAATGAGTACGGCATCGAACTGCCGGAGCTGTCCGGCAATTATGCCGACGCGCTTAACGTGGAAGAAACGGCGCGGCTGTTTGCCGAGCACCGCCCGGTGCTTGCCGCTAAAAAAATTAACGCGCCGGAAGAAAAAGCTGTCGCCGTTATAACCGAACACGGAGAAGCCGCCCATGTCGGCATTGCCGCAGGCGGCGGCTACATACTGCACACCGGAATAAAAACAGGCAGCGTCTGTCAGAGGGAAACGCATCCCGGCCTTCGCGGCCGCATAGAGGGGTACTACCGTGTCAGTTAAAATTATTGCAGAGCTAAACCCGTTCAGCACGCGGCGGATAAAAATTACCGCCGAAGCAAAACCGATCGCCGAAATTATACAACAGCTTAACACAGGGTTCCCTCTCTCGCAGGCGCGAGTGTGCCGCAACGGCGAAATAATTAAAGACTTTTCTATTGCCGCGCGCGACGGGGATTCTTTATCAATCAAATTCGTGCCGGCCGGAAGCCCTGAACAGGCCGGTACTGGAATGAAGATAGGCGGCTGGGCTTTGGCCGCCGTCGGCGCTGTGCTTATTATGACAGGATACGGCGCGGCATTTGGAGTTGCGCTTATCGGCGCCGGAGTTGGTTTGATTACCGGCGGCACTGTCCTGATGAACATCAAAATCCCAACCCTCAAAGATACCGAGAAGCCTGAAAACGATCCGTCC